GCAACCGATTACATCAACCACGTTTTCATGCAAGAAAACCGTGGGTTCCACATTCTCTACGAAGCGTTCAAGGATGCGTTGATCCGGAAGGCCGGTGTCATCAAGTTCTACTGGGATGAGTCAGTTGAGGTATCAACCGAGAACTACACTGAGCTCACACGCGAGGCGATGAACCTGTTGCTTCAGGACGAAGACGTTGAGGCGTCTGCCGTATCTGAGAAGCCAATTGGCGAGCCTGTCATGGTTGCACCAGAAGTTCGTGACCCGATGACTGGTGAGTTGCTTCAGGAAGCCGTTTTTGAGCAACCAATGTCATACGACTTAGAGCTCAAGCGTCGCACTAAGCGCGGTAAGATCAAGTGCGAAGCGTTACCCCCTGAAGAGTTTTTGATTGACCGCCGTGCGAAGTCGATCCACGACGCAACGATGGTCGCTCACCGTAAGATGGCGACTGTTTCCGAGCTTGTAGCCATGGGTTATGACTTTGATATGGTCATGGAGCACGCAGGTGAGGACTTCCAGTTCGACACTAACAGCGAATACTACAACCGGAATCCAGTTGCTACGCTCAAGAACTACGTCGCTAAAGATGATGCGAATAAGCGTGTTCTTTACATCGAAGCTTATGTGAAGGCGGATTACGATGGAGACGGTATTGCGGAGCTACGCAAGGTCTGCTGTATGGGCGATTCGCATAAGATTGTACGCCACGAGCCTTACGACCACATTCCTTTCGCGGCGTTCTGTCCAGATCCAGAGCCACACACGTTCTTCGGTCAGTCACTTGCCGACATCACGATGGATATTCAGCGTATTAAGTCTGCGATCCTGCGGAATCAGTTGGATTCGTTGGCGCAAGCCATTCATCCACGGATGGCGGTTGTCGAGGGTCAGGCAAACTTGGAAGACGTTTTGAATTCTGAGGTCGGCGGGATTATCCGGATGCGTGCGCCGAACATGGTGCAATCGCTGAATACGCCTTTCGTCGGACAACAAGCGTTTCCAATGATGCAGTACATGGATGATTTGAAGCAGTCCCGAACTGGGATCAACCGTGCGGCGTCTGGATTAGATGCTGATGCGCTTCAATCGACAACACGAACAGCGGTTGCGGCGACTGTAACGGCCGCACGCCAACACGTTGAGTTGATTGCTCGCATCTTCGCTGAAACGGGTATGGCTGATTTGTTCCGTGGCTTGATGAAGCTTACTGTTTTACACCAAGACCAACCACGCATGGTCCGCTTACGCGGTGACTTTGTTCAGGTTGACCCGCGTGCATGGCAGTCCGGTTACGACGTTAGTGTGAATGTTGCGCTTGGTGGTGCTGACGATGAGCAGAAGATGGTGCTGTTGCAATCAGTTGCGGAGCGTCAGGAGAACATCATTTCTCAGTTCGGATTAGACAACCCACTTGTCACCTTAGCGCAGTACCGAAATACTATCGGCAAGGTGATCGAAACTGCCGGACTCAAGGATGTTGATACTTACTTCTTGGATCCAAACGGTCAGCAGTCTCAGCAGATCATGGCTAAAGCGGCTCAAAAACCCAAGAAGCCACGTCCTGAAGAGATTCTTGCACAGGCAGAGATCGCGAAGACGCAGGCTGAGACACAAGCGAAACTTGCTCAGATGCAGTTGGATCGAGAGAAGTTGTTCATGGAAGACGAGCGCAAGCGTGATGAGCTTGATGCGAAGATCTCTATGGAAGCTCTTGAGTTGCAGGCGAAGTACGGAACTCAGGTCGATATCGCTCAGTTGAAGGCTGAGGTGGAGCGCGAGAAGTTGAACATCCGCGAACGCGGTGCAACTTTACGGCAGGCAATGAATAATCAGGTAGCACGAAGAGGCGACTAATGATTTTTACAAGACGGGACATTGAGCTTGGAGATAGAGCTCGATCCGTCGTCGAGAACGAGACATACAAAGATGCATTTGTTACCGTTCGTAACAGATACATCGAGTCTCTTATCAATACGGCGGAAGATGATACGGCCACACGCGAAAAAGCGTATATGGCGGTCAGAATGCTAGAGGAGGTGGAATCTCACCTCGTCAGCGTAATGGACAAGGGGAAGTTGGCTAAACAACACCTTGACAAACTAAACCGTAGATAAGGGATAATGTAACCATGAGTGACAACCAAGAAACTGGATCACTTTCAGTAACACAAGCCGCAAACGTATTTGGCGGGATGATGGAACCTCAAGAGGTGACCCCAGAACCCGTAGAAGCAGAAGTGGTAGAAGAGTCCGAAGCAGATGCAGAGGACGTTGAGGTAGAGGACACGTCAGCCGAGGAATTTAGCGAGGACTCGGAAGAAGACCCCGAAGCCGGTCAGGATGAAACGAACGAAACTGACGAAGAAGACGGAGCTCAGACTTACACCGTCCGTGTAGATGGTGAAGAAGTCCAAGTAACGATCGATGAATTGTTGAGTGGGTATTCGCGGACTCAGGACTACACGCGTAAGACGATGGCATTAGCGGATCAACGCAAGTCTTTGGAAACAGAGCTTGAACAGATTCGTGGAGAACGCGCACAGCTAACGCAGGTTCTTGAGCAGATTGATGTTCAGGATCAGGAACAAGAGCCGAATTGGGATTTGCTCTATCAGCAGGATCCACAGCAATGGCTCATTCAGCGTGAAGTGTGGCGTGAACGACAAGAGCGTAAGCGTGCTCTAGTTGAGGAAAAGCAACGACTGCTCCAAGCGCAAGAGGCGGACAAGCAACGCGTTATTGCGGAGTTTGTTGGGCAGGAACAAGGGAAACTTGTCGAGGCTCTTCCACAATGGCGTGATGAGAAAGTAGCGAAGGTAGAGAAGGCGAAAGTTGCTGACTATGCCAAGAAGATTGGGTTCACCGATCAGGAGATCGCTCAGTTCTACGATCACCGAGCAGTGACGACGCTTTACAAGGCAATGAAGTTCGATGAACTGAGTGGCGGTAAACCAAAGGCGAAGAAGCAGGCAACGCCTGTTGCGAAAGCCGGAGCCGCGACAACAACGCCTAAAGGTCGAGATGCTTATCGTAAATCGCAACAACGACTCGCAAAAACAGGCAAAGTCGCAGACGCGGCTAGCGCATTAAAACATTTGCTAGGTTAGGAGAAATAACTCATGGCAACTTTTACTACATACGATGCCGCAGGTATCAAAGAGCAGTTGGCCGATGTCATTTACAACATCTCGCCAGAAGAAACTCCGTTCATCTCGAACGTTGGTCGTAAGAACGTTTCTAACACTCTGTTTGAGTGGCAGACAGACGAACTTGCTTCAGTAGACGCTTCAAACGCTGTCGTTGAAGGCGCTGACGCCGGGAACGCGGCTCAGACTGCAACCAAGCGTATGCAGAACTACACACAGATCTCAAAGAAGGTTGTTCAGATTTCTGGAACTGAAGAGACTGTTGATAAGGCAGGCCGCAACTCAGAAATGGCTTATCAGATGGCTAAGAAGTCTTCTGAGCTCAAGCGCGACATGGAAGCCATCCTTACTCGCAACCAAGTAGCGGCGGCGGGTGACGCGTCAACTGCGCGTACAACTGGTTCTTTGGAAGCATGGTTACGCACCAACACTTCACGCGGCACTGGCACAACTGATGGGGCAGACCCAACGTTGTCCGCAACATCTTCCGGCTACCCAAATGCGGCGGCTACTGACGGTTCTGCTGATGCGCTTCGCGAGTTCACTGAAACTCTCCTCAAGAGCGTCGTTCAGAGCGCGTGGACCGAGGGTGGAGATCCTTCAATCTTGATGGTTGGTCCGACTCAGAAGCAAAAGGCTTCAACGTTTGCAGGTATCGCGGCACAGCGTTACATGGCTCCAAACGAAGCTCCTTCTTCAATCATCGGTGCGGCTGACGTATATGTATCTGACTTCGGTTCGATCCAGATCGTCCCTAACCGTTTCCAACGCGACCGTTCTGCGTTCGTCCTTGACCCTGAGTACGCGGCAGTATCTTACCTCCGTGACTTCGAGGTGCAGGATCTTGCGAAGACTGGTGACTCTGACAAGAAGCAGATCATCGTCGAGTACGGTTTGGAAATCTCTAACGAAGCGGCACATGGCGTGATCGCGGACATCGACGTTACTGCCTAAGTAGTGTCAACCGAAGAGGGGGCTTTATAGCCCCTTCTTTTTAACTAAGGGTGTTGCATGGGAAACAAGAAGCTATTTAGTCACGATCCAGAGTCAGGGATCACAAAGTATTGGCATGATAACGGTGACGGTTCAGTCACGCTTGAAACGCAACAAGACACACGCGAAATTTTAAAAGCCAATCAGCAGAACCGCAGTGCGTTCGAGAAAGGCGATAAGTGGGGAGAGATGAGTCGTGTCGCTTCGATCCCATTGACTGTATACTATGACCTGAAGCAGAAGGGTATTCTGGACGACCAAGCCGCGATGAAGAAGTGGTTGAACGATCCAGACAATGAATTGTTCAGGACTCGCAAAGGTAAAGTTTGATGGCGATTACGAACTACGGTGAACTGAAGAGCGCGGTCAGCGACTTCCTTAACCGGTCAGATTTAACTTCGGTGATCCCTACGTTCATCGATTTCGCGGAGGCAGAGTTCAATCGGACTTTGCGTATTCGTCAAATGGTTGCCCGCGCAGAAGCCGCGATAGATGCTCGCTTTAGCGCAGTGCCTTCAGACTTTATTGAGGCTAAGGACTTGGTGATTGTTACGGGAGCTCCGGTGACACCGTTACAGTTCGTGACTCAACAGGAGATGGCGCAGATTCGTAACACAGAGATCGCGAGCGCGGGCATACCTAAATACTTCAGCGTTGTCGGTGGACAGTTTGAGTTCTGCCCGACACCGGCTACCGAGTACAGTCTTGAGATGACGTATTTCGCAAAGATCGATGCGCTGTCAAACGACTCCGACACCAACTGGTTGCTGACAGATTATCCAGACCTTTACCTGTATACTTCATTGATGCACTCAGCGCCTTATCTGAAAGATGATGAGCGCACAAGTATATGGGCAGGTCTTGCTCAGAAAGCGAGGGAGCAATTGATCGCTAGGGATACAAATGCTTCCTTTAATGGGTCTACACCGAAAATGAGAGTTAGGAGTTTCGGATGAGCTTTTCAGACACTTTTGAGACACACGTTCTCGACTATGTTTTTACTACTGACGCATTGGTACGCCCAACTGCGTGGTACTTAGCATTGTTTACAACTGATCCCGGCGACGGCGATTCAGGGACAGAAGTTTCTGGCGGCGGGTACGCACGTCAATCAGTGACTTTTACCACTTCAAGCGATACTGCGTCTAATAGCGCGGCGGTCGAGTTTCCAACAGCAACAGCGAATTACGGGACCGTATCTCATGTCGGCGTTTATACGGCACTGACTGGCGGTACATTGATCGCACACGCCGCACTGACTAACTCTAAGTCAATCGAGACAGGCGATGTCTTCCGAGTACCTGCGGGCGATCTTGATATTACTCTCGACTAATAGAGGTACAACATGGCTTTGATCGTCAAAGATCGCGTTAAGGAAACCACGACAACAACTGGAACAGGAACGATTACTCTTTCTGGTGCGGCTGAAGGGTTTCAATCGTTCTCGGTTATTGGTAATGCCAATACTACATATTATGCAATTGCTGACAGCACCAATAATGAGTGGGAAGTTGGAATAGGGACGTACACGGCGTCAGGAACAACGTTGAGCCGTGACACAATCCTTGAGTCATCGGACGGTGGCACAGCGATCAACTTGCAGGCAGGAACCAAGTTTGTGTTCTGCACACAGCCTGCCGAAAAAGCCGTTTTCCTTGATGCAAGCGACAATTTAACAATTGGCGGCAACCTCACGGTACAGGGTACAACGATCACC